ATGTCAGAAAAAATGATCGAACTAACGCTGATGCTAATGCGTGAAGAATGGTACAAGCAACAGAAAGTATCAGAACAAACTCAGCAACTCATTTTATCGCTGTCACAACTGACAAGACTCACACAAAAGGACAAACAATGAATATTTGGAAATCTATAAAGAAATTCTTTACATCAGTAAAAGAGGATGCTGCACTAAAAACAGCAGCTGATACAGCACTTGAAGCAGCAAAGGAAGTTGCTGTGGACTACGTAAAGGACAAAGCCAAGCAGGAAATTCAACGGCACAAGTAAGGACAAAGCACTTGCAGCTTTTGAAAGTGTAACGGGTTTTACTACTAAGTATAAGGATTAATGTTTACTTGGTTGTCAAACCCGTTACAAATTGCTTATTTCGTGCACAAAAACAAAACAGAGGAACAAAAATGAAAACACCAACAATCCCACTAGTGATGATCGCAATAGGCTGCTTGCTGACTGGCTATGGCTTGCATGAAAGTAACCAAGCACAACAAATCGAAGCACTTGAGCAGATAGTACAAAAGCAACACGAAGTTATTTGTATGAACAGTAACTCATTACCTTTGCAGTACAGCGAGCACCAAGTAATGTGTACAGGCGTAGTCGCTGAGGTGTTACACCGCCACACTAATTGAACTAAGCACGACAGGATCAGACATATCTGAATAGCCGCAACAAATGAGTCTATGGCACAATATCCTCTTTACCTATGTGGATACGTGCCATGACACCTGATCAAATGCTCCGATATGGGAAAGGCTTAGGACTATGGCGCGAGCCCGTAGAACAGTCTGTATGCTTGCCTGAGCCTGTATTCCTGCAAGAGCCCGCCAATACCAAGCCACCGCCTAAGAAGCGTGATAAAGCCGATACAACCAGCGCAACAGAGGTACATGTGCCTATACGTGTGTACCAGTCCAGTACACGCCCAGGTAAGAACGCTGACGGCAGCACAGCCGAAGATATGCTTTACGGTGAGTACACAGCTAGCCAGATACGCGCCATTGAGACAGTAGGCGGCACCCGTGCCTTTCAAAGTGAGGACATGAGCCCCAACGGGGCTAAAGAGCATTTCGACACATGGCGGCGTGTAGCTGGACGGTATTTCAGTTCAGGCGATCTCAAGATGGTTGTCCTAGCCATGATCGGCCAAGCGCAAGCAAACGCAGGCGGCGAGTTCCGGCACCCTGCCCTGACTAAAGCAGTACGTGGCCATCCAAAGACACAAGCGTTTGTGCAGAACATACTGGATGGCGTGAAGGCCAAGATCAAAGCAGAGCAAGGCGATATCAATAAGCTCACGTTGGAAGATTGGCACGGCAGCTACCCAAGCAAGCCTAAGCTACCTGCATTCAACAAGCGCTTGGGCTTTGACAGTGACTTAATGGGCGGCCTCACAATGGCAGTGAATGGCGTGTGGGCAGGCGATGCCACCATCACCAAGTTTGAAAGAGCAGGCAATCATTACCGCGCCAATGTACAAGTAACGTTCTATGACCACTTCGGCCTAGACTTGCCGGACGTTGGGCCTGATCCCACAAATGGGCATATCAAGGAGTACAGCTTGCTATCTGTTTTCCGTTCGTGGTTTATTGTCCAGCATTTGGACATTTACGCTTATAAGCCCTTTATAACCGTGATGGAAATGAACTACCCGATACAGGGAGAATGGTAATGCGCTTTATAGTGTTTCTTTTAATCAACCACCTTGCGGTGCTTTACATTACGTTGAAGCATAACGAGGGCGAGCTATCCATTGCTCTAATGCTGTATTACTTCCTTTATATCGGACTGAACATACTGGCAGAGGTTGTTTTCATCAAACAGAAGAGATACCAATACGCCGTCTTAAACGCGCTTGCTTTCGCTGCGATATACTTTCTCGCATAACAACATTCAACGTTAAAAAGGCTCGCTAAATGCGGGCCTTTTTCGTGGATAAATATTAGTACAACAAACAAGAGGACGACAGATGAACCAACGCGACACACGCGCTCTCTGCGCATTAGAGCAACGCTTACAACAATCAGTGGGCGATGTACGTAGAAGCTATTACATCAACGGAGAACGCCACATAGGCCCGCATCAACGCTATTTCTACCGCTGGTTGCATGAGTTGAAGAAACAATAACTACTATAGCTACAACAGCTACACAATAATAATAAGAGGAAAACTATTATGAAACTGAACCACTCAGTCCTTATTCAAGAAATCATCAACGCAAACACCGATGATGCAGCACAGTTGCTAGCTGCTGTGCTCTTTAGCGAAATCAACGTTCTTGAGCATAACATCCGCATTCTTCTAGAAGAGCAGCAAGACAACCAAAAAGCCATCGAACGCCTTGAACGTAATATTACCAGTTACCAAAACCAACAGAAAATCGCCAACATGCGTTTACGCTTGCAGGGTGCTGAATAATGTTTTATATCGAAAGACTTTCAGCGCTGGTTATATTTGCCATCGTATCGATCATCCTGATTCTAGCTATCACTGGCTTGTTTGCGTTCGCAGCCGCTAATACTATCCTGACACCATTCAAGAAGCGCCCTGTCAATGAAGCAGGCCAAGAAGTAAAGCTAAGTACTGAGCTGCGTAAGGCATATGCTGACTATATCGCAAAGAAACAACAGCCAGTTGAGCAGGAGGTCTAATGGCCTCCTTATATGAATACCTAATGCTAGCGTTTGGCCCTACTGAGTTTAACTTAATTAACGCTGGATGGCTCAGCTGGCTTTATATCGATGCAATGCCATATATAAGAACAATGACACAAGGAACAAGATAATGAGTTTAGAAACAGTAATCAGTGTCGCAGGTGGTTGGATCATCGGCGAACTTATCGTTTGCGTATGTCACAAAGTCCGTGACGCAAGACGCGACGCCAAACGTGAGCAGTCATATAAAGAATGCCAATCAAGAATTGCACGTGAGTACTTGGCATCTAGAGAAAATAATAACGAACGAACAAGATGATAATCATCATAGATGGCAACGAATACACAACCAACAAAGTCCCGCCTAAAGAATTCTTTCGCTTAATCCGTATGACCCACAAGATGGAACCACGCATTGCTCAACTTAAAGGGCCGTTTGTTTTTACGCGATTAAGCCCCGTAGAACAAGCGAGAGCAAAGTATAACGCACGGTGCCTACGTGGGCAACGCGAACGCTTTAAACGCAAGAGACGCGCTCGTAGACAGCATCTTAGACGGTTATATAACTTGAGGTAACAACTAATGGAGATAGTAATACTTTGGGCACTGTTGCCCATTGCCTATATCTGCTACAAGACTTATCAACGCATAAAGGATAAATGATGGACATTTTACTATGCACACTGGCTGTTCTGCTTGGCCTGCTGCCTGCTATAGGGATGATATTTGTAAAGCCAAAGGAGAACAAATGAACCAATTCAACTCAATGGAAGAGATCTTAATCGAGTGGGCAAAGATGAGCCCAGAGGAAATATTTGATTTTATCGATGGGATGCATGAACGAGTATCGCAATTGCAAAGCAAGGATAACGAATGATGGATCCAGTCTTTAAGGTTTACCTCATCGGTTTAATTACTGGTGCAATACTTGGCTTGTTTGTAGGGACGCTACATATATGAACACACTAATCACTGTATGGTGCGCCTTACCAATCATAGGCGTACTTTGGTATATGATGAAGGACGATGATAATGTTTAAATTTATTAGCAATATGTTTCGTAAAGACAATAATGAGCCAACTGTGTGGGCACTTGAATATGACTTAGCAATAGCAAATGTGAACCATCCAAACCAGACTGTTCGCCACTACACAGTAAAGACAACCGATGCAATAACAGTGCATAACACTGAGCCAGTGCGTATCCGTAAAGTACCAGTGTACAATGTCTTTAAAGAACTAGAGTACTTTGTTTCGTTCTATGATATCACCCACTCTATCTTTAAAGACTATAACTTGGATGGTGTACAACTATATAAAGCGAGTGAGCTATGATGCTCCACTAGTGCGAGCTTATAACCTCTTACCTGCTATGGTATTCATTATGTGGTCTTGTAGCCTTAGCCACATGCCTAAGTGCATATGCAATCTATAAACGATAGACTTAAACGGGATGGTCTTCATCCTTTCAGCATTAGTCTGGTTATTCATATTGTCTAGCATTTGCGCATATGGGGAGTGAAGCAAGTCCACAAGCAACAGCTTAATCTCTAGCTCTAGCTCCATATCAAATCGCAACATCTTCTCTATGCTGTGCCGTTCTTTATTGTTTACCTTAGTAAGATATTCAAGCCATGTTGTACTGATTTGATTCGGTACTTCATCAAGCATCATAATATCTTTAGTTGCTTGTACTAACAACGGCTGCCCACTCTTAGATCCATACGTCTCAAACGCACGTAACGCATCTACATACTTACCTTCCAATACTAAGTCGCCAAGCAAGTCAGCATATTCATGGGCAATATCTATTAGCTCACCTTTCATTACAGTGAAGTAGATCGTCTGTACCTTCTTGTACTCTGGGTACACGGATGTGATGACGTAGAAGATGTAACCCGCTACATAGGCCAGCAGTAAGTCCATGCCCGCCGATGCAAGCGCTGCCGCACCGTTGAATGGCTCCGGCAAGTGATCCCATACGAGCGCATTGATGGCAACGATAACAACGCACACAGCAGCCGAGGCAGTTAGCCAGGTAGACGTAAAGGCGAACACACCTCTTACCGTGCGTTTCATTAAATAGAGAAGCATAAAGACACTCGCTGTTTCGGACACTGGATGATACCACGCGATACTGCAACCGAACATAGGGGGTACTGTCGGAAATAATCGACAACCCTCGACATACAGCGAACGCGCAGTGTTTTTTAGACCGAGCGCGATTTTCAAAATCATTTCCCCCTGCCACGTTATTCGCCACGAATAATCACACGCTATCCGGCCCACCAGCACTATCCTGATATTTGCTTGTTTTTCTGTGTTCCAACACAGGAAAAAGCTACTTGACCAAAATCGGTCACTTTTCCCTATTTTTCTTTAATAAAACGTCTGTTTTTGACAGGAAAACGGCATTTATTCGCTTGTTTTCTACGAATTATAAAAATAATAAAAGGAGTAAACATGACGAATCCCACCAATTTAACTAAACCCTTGAACCTAATCCCACGAAACAAGCTAAGTACAATGTTTCACAAGTTGATTTGTGAAGCACTTGAAGCAAGGGGCGACTGCCCGAATGACTTTAATGTGATGATTACCTTACTAGCTGCCCGTTTCGTCTCATATAAAACTGCACAAGATGACGTTGATTTAAATGGCGAAACCATAGATCAAGTAGGCGATAAAGGCCAAGTCCGCAAGATTATCAACCCAAGTTGCTATTCAAGAGATAAAGCATACAAAGATATCTTTGAAGGACTAAAGGAACTTGGACTTACACCTAAATCGAAAGCAGCGCTCCAACTTGAAAACGCAGACGCAAAACTCAAGCGTGAAGAGTTGCTAAAGGCTATGACATCCGCGCCTAAGCTAGATGAGGATGATCTATGACAATGACCTTAGCCGACTGGAATCAGTTGCGCTATGAGGACTTTGTTAATGACATCAACTTATTCGCAACTTACGGGATCGACCTCGACAAATATAACTTCAACTTAGCAGATAGTGACCAGAGCCCACGTTGGGTACACCAGTACTGTTATGAGGCACTGACCAAATATAAAGATGAAACTTGCCTGAATATAAAACTTGCTGCTGTGCGTCATATCATCGATATGCAACGTGCAAAGTGCCCTGAGTACAAATACAAGTTCAGCAACGCTCATGCTTTCAAGATCATCGATTTCTACAAATACCTTTCGCACGTAAAAGGCAACGGCGGCACATTTAAACTCTTACCGTGGCAACAGTTCATTGTTGGTTCAATGTTCGGCTGGGTAAACAAGCAAGAGAGCGCAACAGGCCGCGTTCTCCGGCGTTTCCGTTATGCAGACGTATACGTGGCACGTAAGAACGGCAAGAGTACGCTAGCGTGCGGCATCGCGCTTTATATGCTGCTTATGGATGGCGAAGTTGGCGCGGACGTTTACACAACTGGCCCGACAGGCAAACAAGCCAGGATCGTATTTGACGACTCCCGAAAGATGCTACGCCAAAGCGTACTGCCTCAAGTATTTGATCTCAGGATGAACAACGATGCCATCTATTGCGATGCATTAAACGCAAAGATGGAATACAAGAACAGCAAGCCAGATAACTTGGATGGTATGAACAGCCATCTTGTCGTGTTAGATGAAATCCACTCATTTAAATCACCTGCTGTTTATGACGTAATGAAAACGTCAATGGGTAGCCGTGAAAATCCAATGTTCTTTGTTATCAGTACAGCAGGTACAAATATCGGTTGTATCGGTCACGAACGTTTCATGACAGATGAAGGCATCCTCAAGAACTTAACTCCAGCTGAAATGTCGGAGTCTACTTTTTGCGCACTGTACACAATAGATAATGGCGATGCGTTTAATGATGTACAGACTTGGCACAAAGCAAACCCAAGTATGCGGTCTGGTGCTCGCTTATTTGGTGAATTTAAAGACTTGGCTGATGACGCTGCTATTCGCCCATCAGCGCGTCCAAATTTCCTAACCAAGTACCTTAATGTATTCGTGCAAGGAAATGACAAGTGGCTTGATTATGATGATATTAGAGCAACTGCAAACAACAAACTGAAACTAGAGGACTTTGCAGGGACAGATGTTGACTGCTATATCGGCGTAGACATTGGCTTAGTAGATGACTTGTCTGCCATAGGCTATGTATTTGTTGATAAGGAAGAGAACATTACTTGCTTCACGAAGGCATTCTTCCCCATTGATAATTTGTGTGAAGCAACAGAGACCGCGAGATCAAATTATACCAAATGGCACAACCAGAAAGACGGCAGCTTTACTTTGACTGAGGGTAGTTGTTGTGACTTTGATGTGCTTGAAGATGAACTAGTAGATGCTTGCCGGATGTTCAATGTTAAATCCATCGAGCTTGACCCTTATAACGCGCGCGGCACAAAACGCAATCTAGAAAAGCGCAAGCTACCTACTAATTTACGAGGACAAGGCAAGAAGGATTTGAACGAGCCAACTAAGTTATTTGAACGTTTGGTTATCGATCATGAACTAACTCACAACGGATCAGCTGTGCTTGAGTGGTGCATGATTAATGCCTGTATCTTTGTTGATAGGCATAACTTAGTAACTGTTGAGAAAGAGAATGAGCACAGCGAATTTAAAATCGACTGCGTTAAAGCAATCATTACTGCACTTGCTGGATTTGTTCACCGCGAAGAAAAAACGCCGCGCTACAACAGAGGCGCTCGCCGCTTGTCGTTGTAATGCCTGTTTTTAGGTGAAAAAGTGTAACGGGTTTTACTACTAAGTATAAGGATTAATGTTTACTTAGCTGCAAAACCCGTTACAAATTGCTTGTTTTCCGTACAAATCCAACGGCACAGACCCGCTTATAAATACAACAAGAACTCCCCAACAACAAAAATAATAAGGGACATTATGAAACTCACACATCGAAATGTGCAGTTCAAGAGCACAAGTGCCACTGACATTATGAATCAGTTGTACAGAGGCTCTAGTAATGCACAACAGCGAGTTGTTGATCCTACAGTTTCCGCGTGTATAAAAATCATCGCTGAAACAATCGGCAAACTTCCCGCTTACTTGTATCAAGAAACAGAGACTGGCGATGAGCGTATTCGCGCTCACAAGATGCTTAAAGTCCTGACCAAGAAGCCCAACGACTTCCAAACAATGCAATCATTCCTAGAAATGGTCATCTACCACTTGTGTACTGATGGCAATTTCTACGGCGTTATTACTCGATCTGGAAACAAGATCGTTTCCATTTTGCCTATCGAACATCCCTCCTGTGTCACTCCTAAACTCCAAAATGGCAAGTTGATTTACTCACTTTCAGTTAATCCTAACATGGGCATCCAAGGCTATAAGACAGAGTACCCAGCAAACGAAGTGCTCCATATTAAAATGGCATCCGGTTCTTTGCTAAAGGGCATGGGCTGCATCGAGCAAGCACGACACGCTATTGACTTGTCTTTAGTGCAACGCGAACACAGCTTACAGTTTGCATCTAAGGCATCTATCCCTGCTGGTATGATCGCTATTAAGGATGCAGAAAACCAAAGTGATGAAGCACTTGATGAAATTATCGACACGCTGAAAAAATCATTTAGCACAGGTAGTACCGCAACTGGTGAACTTGCAGTGCTTGAAGGTGATGTATCGTTTATTCCAGTAACCATCAGCAACGCAGATGCACAGTTCCTTGAAAGTCGTCAGTTTGGCCTTCGTGAAATTTGCGCCATCTTTAGAATCCCTGAGCATTTCCTATCAGGATCAGCAAACGTTAAATACAGCAACTACGGACAATCAATGTTGAGTTTCTATACCGAAACTATCAGCCCGTATATCGCACGTATCCAAGCAGCCTTTAACGATCACTTAGATGATTATGGCTTGTGCTTTGGTTTAGATGAATGTGAACTGAAACGTGGTGATATTGCTGAACAACGTACTAACGTAACCGAGCTTTATACCAAAGGCTTAATCACCCAGAATGAAGCGCGCACCATGATGAACATGAACAAAGTGGATAACGGCGACAACTTCAACATTCAAACCAACAACTCAATGATCGGTACGCTTGAAGAAATTATGGAGTTTCAACGCGCTGGTCTAAATATGCCAGCCGAAGAGTCACAAGAAGAAACTGAACAAGAAGAACCCGAAAATAATAATAACAACGAGGGTATAAATAATGACAGCAACACAAGCACAGAAGAAGAGTTACCGCTTCAAGCTGAGTGAGTTCAATGCAGAAACTGGTGAGATTTCAGGGTACGCAAATACTTTTAATTTCAAGGACTATGCAGGCGACATTACTCAAGTTGGTGCGTTTACAGCTTCGCTTAAACGACACGTAGAAGCAGGAACAAAGATTAAAATGTTGTGGCAACACGACACAACTAAAGTAATCGGCGTATGGGAAGAAGCAGTAGAGGACAGTAAAGGACTTTACCTTAAAGGGCGCTTAACCAAAGGCGTACAGCTAGCAGATGAAGCATTACTATTGCTTTCCGCTGGTGCCTTGGATGGTTTGTCTATCGGCTACGTTACTATCGATAGTAAATACGATAGCAAGCAAAAGGCCAATTTACTGCTTGAAGTTGAACTGTTAGAAACCTCAATCGTTACTTTCCCATGTAATGCACAAAGCCGCATCGATGTAGTTAAAAGCGCATTTGAAGAAGGCAATATCCCAACAGAGCGCGAACTAGAAAAGCTACTGCGTGAAGCTGGCATGTCGCAAAAGCGCGCTAAAGCGTTTTTAGCGCAAGGCTACAAAGGGCTAAGCAACGACACGGATAACGTTGAGGAAGCGCAGACAAGCGCAGAGACAGCGGATAACGCTGTATGTGACGTTGAAGAAGCCAATGCGGAAAATATAAATAATATAGTACACGAAGAAACACACGTTTCTGATGAAGTATCTCCTACCGCTCCATTCGAGAGCGCTGAAGTTAAGAGTAAAGCAAATGCACTCTTAGCTCTCTTCTCTAAGTAATTACTCTCTTAGCTGGCCAGCTAATACCTATTCCAAACTTTCTTTCTATTTGTACACAACGGGATGTTGCGGTGCAGATATCTAAACCCCTTTCAACTTGATTCAACGGGATGTTGAGTCAGTCAATTTTATTCCATTTATAAGAAGGATAACAACCAAATGGATATTCAAGAAACCCTAGACCTTGTTGTAACCAAGCAAGCTGAATTTAACGAAAAGAATGACGCTGCTGTTACTGCAATCACCGATGAAGTTCAAGCAATTAAATCTCAAGTAACTGAACTCGCCGAAACCAAATCCGCACTGGCTTCTACTCAAGAAACCATTACTGCCCTCCAAGACCAAATCGAGCAACTGCAAGATGCTCAAGCAAAAGGAATTCACTCTATGTCTACCACTACTAATACCCCTGAAGTTAAATTTGCCGATATTTGCGAAGCCTACAAATCTGGCCTTGTAAACGGTCAACTTGGCGAGATTAAAACTGTATTCGCCTCCACTAATGACACTCTAGCTCCGCTGTATGTGCAAGGTTGGGAAGCTGAAATTATCAAGCCAATGAAGGACTTTTCCCCGATCCTGTCCGTTGTTGGTATTCGTGATGTAGATAGTACTCGCGGACTGCGTAAGCGCGTACAAGTTGCAAAAACTGGCTCCCGCGTAGGTCACGAAAACGCTGCTAACGCTATGCTGACCGACACTGGCGCTGCTCAGTTCGAATGGTACTCCGCTGGCTTTACTTGCATCGAGTCTTTCCAAATCGTTACCAAAGAAGCCAAGCGTGAAGGCGACTTCGATATGGTTGGTTTGGCTGCTGACGTGCAGGAAACTCTGGCCGTTGCTGCTGCTCGTAATGCGCTGTTCGGTTGCGAGAAAATGCCTGGCCTGTTCGCTTACTTCGGCGACAACAAAGCTGATGCTGATCGTGCTTACGACAAGTACCAAGCTCTGGATGTTGTTAAGGGCTTTGGTACTGACTACAGCGTTTCACTGAAACAACTGCAAGCTGTTAAGCGTGCGCTGGCAATGGCTTACCGCACTGGTGCTGTTTGGTATATGAACGAAGAGACTTATGACACTCTGGGTTCACTGACTGATGGCGCTAACCGTCCGCTGATCAAGGACATCCTGACCGAAGGCTTTGATGGTCAACTGCTGGGCTTCCCTGTTGTTATCGACCCGACCATGCCGGGCTTGGGTGATGCAGGTAAGATCGCTGTAATGTTTGGTGACATGAAACGCGCTGTTCAGTTCTTCCGTATTAACGGCGAACACAAAGTTGATGAACTGGCTATCTTCCGTGGCAACACTCACATCTACGACAGCGTAGAATTCGGTATGCGTATGGAGCACTCCTTCGCTCTGAAAGGTCTGCGTGTAGCTGCTAAGTAATCCTCCAAGAGGCCCGCAAGGGCCTCATTAATATAAGGAGGCAATATGTCAATATATGTCATTTCTGAATCTATCCAGAAACTAGAAACTGAGCAATGCACTAATATCGATGAACTTAAAAACAAAGTCCAAATAGTGCATACGCTTACCGATGAAGACTTAACTCGTTCGCTTAGATCTGCTTTTAGCTACGCTGAAAAGTTTCTGCATCGAAAACTACAGCGCCATTTAGTACAAATTCAAATCCATTTGCCAAAAGGTGAAGAAGGGATTTTGTATATGCGCTGGGGTAATAGTGTCCTTGATTATGTTACCACTCACGATGTAAGACTTGAGCATATCAAGGATTACAAAGTCCAGCGTAACAAAGTCCAGATTATGCCAGCTCAAGAAGATCGTATTCTTACGCTGCAATACACTTGTGGGTTTAGTACCGCTAGAGGGCAACATCAAATACCTGACGAAGTTATCCAAGGCATTTTAATGTTTGCTGGTGCGTTGCATCAAACTAAAACTGATCTCACCACGGAGCCACTTAAACGCGCTGCTATTTGTTCTGAGAACTTGCTTATGCCGTATAGGCTAAGGGGATAAGATGGACTATAGCAAATACGACAAATACCTTTGCTTTTATAAGAGCACCGTAAAAGTGGATGCTGATTATGGTACGCCGATGGGTGAAGAGTTAGCACAAATACATCAAGCATTAGGTAGAGTAATCTTTGCAAAAGCGCAAGAGTACAACGTAAAAGAACAAGAAAAAGCAAGCTGTGTAATCAAGGTGCCTTGGCATCCAAATATTAGAACAGCAACACACGTTGAGATTCGCGACTTTTACTGTACTGAAATATACAGCATAGAATTACAACAAATGCCGTTTAATGATGGTGAGCTTGAGCTGAAATGCGTTAAGCATAGTGTACTGCGATAGGGAGGTGTTATGGCTTTTCAAGCAATGACATTCTCTATAACAGGTGGGCAAGAGGTTATCGATGGCTGCTTGAAGATGGGCACTGTACTTTCGACTAAAGCAATGCGCAAAGCGATGCGTCAAGTCTTACAGCCTATCTTACAAGATATTATTACATCAGCGCCTATAAATAATGTAGTACTAGATGGTGTCCATTTAAAGGACGCTTTCAAGATCAAGATAGTCGCACGTAATAATTCAATGCGTAAAAGCGACACATTTCTTCGAGGCTACATTTATACAAAAGGTGAAGTAAACGCTTATGCCACCATGGTCGAGTTTGGCCGTAATGGCTATACCGCCGAGCGTAATAGCTTGTTTGGCAAGCGTACAAGCACCTATAACGTAGATATAGCTCCTGTCCAAGCAAACCCCTTCATGCGTACCGCGTTTTATAGACACGCGCCACACGCTGCTCAACAGTTTATAGACGCTACCCAAGCTGAACTAGAACGCTTGTGGAATTCAAGAACTAAAACTGCAAACTCATATATCAACAAAATGGCAAAGAGATCAGCAAAACTAAAACCATAACAAAAGGAGGCATATGTTAGAGGCCGCGATAATTAAAACAATAAAGAGCACCTACAATAATGTCCACTTGGGTTATTTGCCGGAGCCAAAAGATCCAACAGAAACACCATTTGGTGTTGTTGTTTCGATACTTAGCACACGTACTTTACCCCAGCTAAAACGTACAGAGATACGTCAACGAGAAGCTATTATAAACATCAAGATCTTCTGCGGTACTGTTACCGAGACAAAAGATCTCCAACATAAACTTCTTCGCTTACTAGATGACGTTAAATTGAACGTTGAAGCTAGGGGTTATTTGTACGAGATGATGATCCGTGTCGTTAATTTAAATGACCAGTTTGTAGGCACTGATAAGTTTTCACAACTAGATATAAGTGTTCACTACTTTGAACACCCATTACAACCATAATAATAAGGAGCCAATAAATGGCCACTACCGTTACTACTAAGGTACAAACTACCGAAGATACCCAAGTGTTTGTAAACTTTGAACAAGGCAAAGCACTTGCTGAAATCACTCAAGAAATTATCGACGTTACTACTGTCGGCGCATTTGAACAATCCCGCGAGATTAAAAAGAAAGGTACTGTTGCAGGTGATGAATACTCCATCGGCGGCAAACTGACCAACTCCGATGTTGAAGTACAGTTCCTGCTGAACTCTGATACGTCTGCTGTTTACAACAGCTTCAGTGCTGCTATTCAGGATCCCAAAAAGAATATCGTTTCAGTGAAAATTCTGTATCCGTGGGGCGAAACAGTCGTTGGTAATTATGCAGTTGCCAAAGTAGGCCGCCCAGCAGCTGATGAAAATCACGACATCGTTGTTGTCAGTATCAGCCTGTCCCCGAGTGGCAAACTCGCAGTTACTCCAACTAAGTAAGATTTCCTCTGGTGGCCTCAATTCCTAGCTAGATGCGAGGCCATTTTTCAACAGATGATTTGAATGCTTCCTTAGCGCGAAGTGCAAATACCAAGCAACACAAGATCTTGTATGTGTCAGTGAATGCCAACCACACGATGTTGCGAAGTGTATAGAAATCGTACAAATAAGATAATAAGAATAGACAATAAGAGGAAAAGAAAATGGAATTTACCTTAAATGACATCAAGAAACTAATGGGCAAAACTAATGTTGTGAAATACCAAGATCACGACATTTATATCAAGACTCCGAGTTCTGTAGCTTGGGTAGCGTATCAGTGTGCCGCTTTAAAGGTAAGTGAAGTAACACCAGCACAGCGCGAGAATGCAGTCAACGCCGCCAACAAAGAGTTAATTATGGGTGGTGTGTGCAACAGTCGTTGGGAGCTGCTATTTCCAAATGAGAAGTCATATAAAGAATTCGCAATTAACGCGCCAACTGATCTCGTCGATCTGCTGGTATACGAGATTAACAAACTTGTACTAGGCGGTGACGAAAAAAAAGAATCGAGCGAGCCCTCTATGAAAGCCGTGATCTCGAAGACCGAATCAGAATAATGGAGCGTTTCCCTCAGTATACGTTGAAGGATGTTATGGATATGCCCCCTGCTGAGTACGAATTACTAAGTGGGTATATCAGAAAGAACAAATACAGTGATCCGTATATGGCTTTGGAGATCAGACGTCTGGACGCTACGCAGCGCAAACTTAGCCAGAATAAAGTCCCAGATGATTTCTTTGACGACATTTTCTGTACTGAGGTTCCGGCTCGCTTACTTACTAAAGAAGAATATCTTGCACAGCGTAGAGCGGCAAGCAGAGCCAAGTTGACCAAAGAACAGTTCTATAAGTTGAACCAGAATATCAACCGCGAAGAACAAGAAACACCAAAGAAAAAGACAAGAAAAAAGAAGGCTGAATAAGCCATAGGCCAGCTTGACTGGCCTTTTTTATTTCCGATAACAACAATAATAAGGAAACATTATGGCAAGAGGAAATGGATTTACCGCTGCTTCTCTTAATATCAACATAGGTGCAAACACAGCTCAACTATCTGCCGCTGCTGACAAGATGAAAGCACTTGTGCAAGGTATGGTGCAACAAAGCAGCTCTTACCTTAGCAAACTACAAGCTGGCTTTACTGGTGTGAGTCACGCTGCCAAATTTATGGGCCCACACATAGCCGCAGCTTCGGGCACGGTTGCCAGATCGCTTGCAGTGGCAGGCGCTGGCTTATCTGTGTACACAGGCGCTGTCGTAGCGTCTCGCTTAGAGCAAGAGAAGCTAGCCAAGCAGTTCAACTTAACCAGTGGGCAAATGAACCAACTGGCGTACCTGGCTAAGTTCGCAGGGCAAGAAACAGAAGACTTCGCTGATGCTTTAAAGGAGCTTTCTATTAAGGCAGGTGACGCAGTTGAAGGCGGCGAGAAGATGGCCGACACAATGGGCGTACTGTTTGACAAGATGGGCGGCGCGAAGAAATGGGTAGGTGAGAACGACCCTATTAAAAAGCTCTATGCGTTGCGTGAAGCATACCAGCAACTGAGCTTAGCGGATCAAGTACGTGTTGCAGATGAAATGGGTGATGCTGGTCTGAAACTTATTTCAACGTTGAAGCTAACCAACGCTGAATTTGAAATGCTTAGAAAGACAGGCGCAGCCACCGCAACAGCAATGAACACTGATGCAATCCAAACGTTGATTTCTAAGTTTGGTTATTTGCACCAAGTAGGTAATGACTTCCTTACTAGTATTGTTGCTCGCTTTGCTCCTATGTTTTCTATGATTTGTGACAAATGGACAAAACAGTTAACTGATGCATTTGAGTCAAAAGGCGGCTTTAAAGAAGGTTTTGAGCATTACGTTGATACGTGGGCAGACAAGATATTCAATTTCTTGATGAGCACAATTAAGTCAGTTGCTTCATTCGTTGATGGCTTGAATAACACAATGAACGCTTTGCAAAGTATGACTAACAGTGCAAGAGGCGCACTTGGCGGGACTATCAGCAAGCAGTATGACGAAACATATCACAGCAAAATGTCCACCGATGACAAAGCATCAGAAGAGAAATATGATGATTTAACTAAGCGTATCGATGCACGTGAAGCACAAATTAAAGCTTTGTCTGCTCGTATAAATGCGCAAGCTGTGAAGAATGGTGATGGTTGGGTTAGTCAGACTTTAGCTGTGCAAGGTAATGAGGAATATTTAAATCTCAAGAATGAGTTGAATATTCTTCGTGATGAGAAAGAAAAGTATGAAGCCACTCGTCTAGCGTTGAATGCTGATTACAACTCTAAGCGTGACCAGCATAAGTACGCTGATAAAGCTGACGCACTTGATAAAACAGCTAAGGAAGAATGGGAGAAATATAGACCCAGGAATCTGCTTAAAGATGATCCCACTCCAACTCCTAAAGGTAAGTCTCTAAGCCAGCAAGCATTTAATAACTCCGAAGCCGAAGCCAATAAAGCGAAGATAGATGCTGCTGCTGAACAGCTAAAAGAGTTCAATGAAAAGATAGCAGAAGTTAAACAGCGAGTGACTGAGTTCCAAGCTGAGCACGCAGTAAGCCAAATGAGTGAGTTGAAGAAGCAAGAACTATCCGAAGTTAAAGCACTCAATTCTCTTTATGACGACATCAAGAAAACCGCAAAAGATTTCTATGACGCGCAAATTAAAGAGCGCAAAGCAGCAGGTAAGAGCACAACTGATCTTGAAGCTCATTTAAGCGAACAGCTTAAACAAATAGAAATTGACCGCGCAAATGACATCGACAAACTTGCGTCTAACCAACAAGCGTCACGCTTGAAGAATATGGAGCAGTTTAACAAGGACTTTGCAAAGCGTGTTAAAGAGATTCAGCGCCAATATCAATTTGGTGAAGGTGCAAAAACTAACGTTTATAAAGATGAGCGTGATGCAATCGAGGAGGAACTTGATGAGCAGTTGAAGGACTTTGCTGAGAAACATAAAGAGTATATCAAGGATGTTAACTCCGCAGAGTACGAAGCCTTTAAGGAGTTGCAAGAGCGTAAGAAACAGTTGCTTGAAGAATATGATAAAGCAGCTTTGGATCGTTTCTATAACGAAATGGATCCTGATAAAACAATGGGCAACTTTATGGCCCAAATGCAGGGTAAAGGCCAATCACCTTTCCCAGGTATGTCTAATGATGATGTCGAAAACGCAAAAGGTAACGTTGCTCAACAAGAAGAATTAATGGTTAAGTCCAGTGACTTCTTGATGGAGAACGCTGCCAAGAACAGCGAAAAGATGTTCAAGATGAAGCAGAAGATGGATGTTGCTGCTGCTATCATGTCAACGTATAAAGCAGCCAACAACGCTTTGGACTGGGGTGGTGTTACTGGTGCAGTAATGGCGGCTGCTACCGTTGCAATGGGTATGGCTAACGTTAAGATGATTATGTCTCAACAGTTCGTAGGCCAAGCACACGATGGTATCGATTATGTTTGGAAGAGCGGTACATGGAACCTTGAAAAAGGCGAGCGTGTAATAGGCAAGAGCTTGAACCAAGACGTTACTGATATGGCTAAGCGTGTTAACTCTGGCGAACTTACCGCCGCTAAAGGCAATATGACTATCCATATTCCCATGACAATCCAAGGTAACGTAATGGATCAAGGCTGGTTTGCTGAGACGCTAGATCAACATTATGACCGTGTTGCTGAGTGTGTCGCAAAATACAATGACGACCGTGGTGTAAATAACTAATAAGAATGAATAACCTGAGCCCTTCGGGGCTCTCACAATAATAACAATAAATCAGAGGTTAATATGGAAACAATTACTATCGCTGCTATTTGGCAGTGGGTGACTGCTGTAGTAATACCAGCAGCAGGCGCATTAATGTGGTCTTATAGAAATGAAATAAAAATGCTTAGTGAGTTTAAAGTTCGTTCAGAAGTTGAACGTGACAACATGCAAGCCGAAATTTCGGATTTGAAGAAGAATCAGCTAGATTTACGAGCTGAGATCAGAGATGAGATCCGCACACTAGGGCAGGATATCAAAGCTGATATGGCCGCCAACATGGCCGCTATTAGAGCTGATATTAAAGAGAGCAAACAGAAGTAAACCGGATATGCGACTACGCTAGGCGAATTACCCCTTGCTCAATGAAAATATTTTTTCATTACAGAGAAAAACCTCTGTATATGAACCACAACAATAACTTTCGCAGATTTTAAATGAGGGTGCTCTATTCTTAGATGCACTCCTTTATTTTATCTACGCTATGGATTCAGTTTTCTTGAACTATTTCACTTCATATTTTTCAGAGTTCATATGAAACATTGATAGTTTAGCCTTAATGCTTTTAGATTAGATTTTTGCATTTGACAAGTTGTAACTATAGTGAGTTAATTGTCTTTTAATACTTGGATGTACCACATCAAATGGAAGAATAAAATAATGAGCACAAAAATTCTTAGCGTAAGTCATCCAGACATTTGGGGACACGCAATTAGATATCCTGCTGGGTTATCTGTTATTCATATTCCAGAAGACTCTGAGCCCACATTACTCGTAAAACTTCCGCATCAATTTTTGCTCACCGCAAGAATTAATAAAGGTTTTCAAGTCTACGTAGTTCCTGTTGAGGTAGAGGGAGGCTACACAATAGGGTTAATATCATCCTTTAATGACGATAATGAAAACCCATTAGTTTCGCTGATGTGCTTAGAAGCTGATTCTCATAGCTTGGATATTTTACACGCTTTTAGATCAGAGCGCATAACTGTTCGTATGGTGGATGAGCATGATAGAGAGCTATTGGGATACAAGGCTAAAATAGAAATGCCACCTGAATCATTAGCTCGCATTGAATCGGCTCGTCTTTATGTTCTATCACACGACCTAGAGCATGAAATTTCAGAAGCAGCGAATAGCTGGTTTGGGCTCAGAACAACCGATGATGATGCGCAAGCTATAACAATTAAATTTGAATTATCTTTATATGAAGAGGACCGAAAATTTAAGGATGAACGCCCCGACCTTTTTAAATTTCATGGTTCAGTAGGCTTTGCAGAAGTCTCCTTAGTTAAGGCTGAACCGGGGCTCTTTCAAGAACTGGACATCATTCTCTTATTGCAGAGAATATTTCGGTCAGAACAAATATATCATGCACCTCTAAGAGTAACAGATAATGAAGAAATCTGTGATGTATTGGTAATGACTGATAAGTTTTGTATAGTTGTGCAAGCTAAGGACTATCCTAATACAGAGAAGATGCTTTCAAACTCTTTTGCTCGTAAGCGTAGCAAGGCTATTAGCCAACTAAAGGAGGGCTGTAAGCAAGTAACAGGGGCTATTAGATATTTTCGTCGAGTGCGACCTCATCAGATGAAAATAGATGGCAAGGTTATACCTATCGACTTGTCAGGCCGTGACATTCTAAACCTTGTAGTGATACGTGAGCGTATTGATTATGACTATGAGGAATATAGCAGCATACTTATGGAGCTACATAAAAGAATAGATCTACCATGTTTGGGCATTGGTTATGGCGAACTTGTTGAACTCTGCACGTATTGTGATGGGCCTATAGGCCTCCAAAATGCGTATATGGATATGTTCTATGATGGATTAAAAACTGGTTTATTCAAGAGAATGCGGTTTGGTTATCGTGACCTATTCGACGTGGATGGATGCTTTAGGTTTTAAATAGCGGTCTTGTCGTTACGTACTTAATATCACGGCTCTGCACACCTTTCGAAAAAAATCATGAGTTTTAGGCGAAAAAAAAGCCCACTACAGAAATGTAGTGGGCTTTTTGCGCTCCTGTGAACCCCAAGGATTAAAAGGTTCAGTTGATGTCAGTCGATGGTAACAGGAGCTTCTGTATTTATCATTTTAGGTCACGAACTTCTTTTAATGGGTTGTTGAACGTAAATGAATCTCTAGCAGTGTTGAACCGCTGGACTAACTCATAGTTTGGGTTTGCTGGGTCAGCTAGCACTGCTTGAAAACGCCCCTCTAAAATCTCCCGCCCCATCTTGTATTCGTTATTTCTTGGCTCCTTATATGGGCCTTTAATAACTTTTGCTCCTCGCTTGTAACACTTCTCTTTATGGTCATAGCGAATAGGTATGTTGAATGATCTACGCATAATATTTCCTCTTTTGTCTGTATCAATTATTTATATTTCTTTTTGTATAAATACACGTAATGCACCACGCAATTAAGACACGTATTAATTCAAAAGAAACAACTGGAGGATCTATGATCAACAATTACGAAAATAAAATGGTTCAAGTTTCAGAAAATAAGTTAATGGGGATTAGTGAAAAAGATGAGGTTGCTATCGAGAATTTCTTTAGGGCCTTACAGGGTTCCAAGAAAAAAGCTCAAGCAGGTCGCAAGAAAAAGCTCACCCCTGAAATGCAAAAACAAGTTCAAGAGCAGTATGCAACTGGTGAGTGGACACACCGAGCATTAGCTGATGCAGCAGGTGTAAGTACTGAAACTATTCGCCGCACACTAGCAAGCAAATAAAACAAATAAACACAACGCTAATAACGTATACAAAATAACGTTTAAACGCAGCACAACAACGTATAGCGCATTTAAAGCAATAGCTAATGCGCTTGTACTGCTGCGCGTTACAAACGCACACAGCGCAGGACAGCGCGTATAATAATAAGGACAAAAGTATGGCAACGGACGCTTTAGTAAATCGCATCAAACAAAATGAAGGTAGCATTTCGTATCAGAAGAAAACGGGCACTTACAAGGATGGTAAATTCAAGTTGTACAAAGACAGCTTGGGTTTCTGGACAATCGGGTATGGTCATTTGTGCAGTGACAGTGAAGTTAAAAAATACAAGGATGGGTTGAGCGAAACACTAGCCGGGGTTGTGCTCCTGCAAGACGTAATGGAAGCGGAACAAGGGGCACGTAGACTATTCGAAATGAACAGGCATTCGCTTGAGGTTCAAGACGTACTGATCGAAATGGTGTTCCAATTAGGCGAACGCAAAGCAGCTGGCTTTAAAAAATTTAAAGCTGCACTTGATGCACAGGACTACCACAATGCAGCTCATGAACTAAAAGATTCTAGTTGGTACACGCAAACCACCAATCGAGTAAAGGCACATATCGACGTGCTGCTTGCTGCTAGCAAGTGAAAAAGTGTAACGGGTTTTACTACTAAGTATAAGGATTAATGTTTACTTAGCTGCAAAACCCGTTACAAATTGCTTATTTCTTGCACAACACCACCGCAACAAAAGGAGATTATATGAAGCAACAAGACATCAACTGCATCACAGAAGGACGTAAACAACAATTTGGCGAGCCGAGTTTTGTGGCGAGTATCCGATTACCGCAATCAATGCGCGATGATTTTTATACAGTCAAGCAGCAGTACAACATAGCAAACGAACTCAAGCGTATAGTGAACCAACAAATGCGACACTTGAAAGATTAAGTTTTTCTCTATTTCGTGTGTTATTTCGTGTCCTCTTATAAATACATTGTCAGTTAAGTTAAAGGAGGACACTATGAAAACTTTTAGACTAAGCAAACCAGCAAGAGTTGAACTCAACAACAGAACAGTTTATGCAGTGCGTGACCCTAACCAACTGTTTCGTTACTTTGGCAAAGACAACTGTGTTCCTGTAAAGCGCGAGAGCGCTTATCTCGCACAGCTAAAGCAGCACAGTACGCTAGTACCCGTTTTGTATTATGTGCAAGGAGCGCACGTTATAGACGACTTGGCAGCGGTGTTTATACGTGGGCTAGTAGCTTGCTTCGAAGGCAACACGCTGTTCGTTTATGACCTGGATACCAACGCTTATATCAACGAGATCATTGAAGCAGAAAGCAAGATGTACGTTGTGCTCAAGGCGACTGAACGCGCAGTTGAAGCTGTAGAGATGCAGCGTAACAGCTACACCAAAGCCGAACTGCTCAACCTGCTAGGCAAGCTAAGAAAGACTCACATAGATACTGTTAGGATCGAGGATTACGCAGTGCTAGGGCACTTCCTGCAACAAAAATACTTTCGCTAAGAGTCTGTTTTTACGAAACATTTTTGTTCGTTCGAAAAATATTTTGGATTATTTTTTTAAAAACTTGGCAAGAGCGTTATGTCATAGGCTCCACTAACCGAAAATCGGAGATATGAAATGACTGCTATTCGCGCAAAAATCAAACAGGCTAAAAAACGCACTGACGCTCGCAAGGTACACCGTGTAGCGCCAGTGACATCTATTGTCATTGACCAACACCAAAGCGCGTATTCGTCCTTTGTTATTGCGTTTAAACAAAAGCCACTCTCAACTAAACCAGCAGAAACAGTGTTCTGGAACCCAGAACTTTTTTCATAAGGAAATATATGCAACTCCGCTCAAAGGACTTGAGCGGGTATAGGTCAAGGAAACTTGCAGAGCAGAACAACCAATGTCCGCTCTGTGGACTTGAAGTAGTAAAACCAGTCATGGATCACGCGCATTTAAATGAGCCGCATGAACATCATGTGCGCTCGGTTTTGTGCAGCCAGTGTAATACCACTGCTGGTTCGCTTTGGAAGGTGCTTGTTAGAACAGGCACTGTAAATCGACTAGGGCAAGATGGCGCTGTTCGTTATCTTGCAAACTTAGGCAAGTATTACCAACAGGACTACAGCCATAACCCGTATCACCCAAATAGACCCAAAGACGAAGAAAAGCGTCTTAACCGTTCGACTAAACAAGACATCTTGAAAGAGTTTCCTAGCTTACAAGGCAGTTTATATGAAGGCTGCACTAAAGCTGATCTCATAAAGATCATTATCCAACAAATGAAATAACCATCTAACCTAAACCAAATGGAAAACAAAATGACTGCTATTGCCACTTGTACTAAAGCTGTTTCTACTCTGCATGATCTGGCTGTTGAACTATACGGTGCAAGCTACTTGCACGATGTTGATTACAAACAGTTCATTGTTGCTAGCGGGCTTTACCCTGCGCCTGCATTTGCTACTGAATTAGTGATGCAATCAGAAATAGATATTTTTGCGGTTCATAAGTACGCTGTCTTTTTCTGTGAGCGTATCTTACAAAATCCTCATATGCGTTACTCAACATCAAATGGAATAGTTGAATACTCCGCAAAACACAACTGTAAAACAGCAGATGAAGTAGGTGCGGTATTGCTGCTGTCTAAAACCCTTACACTGACCAGTAAGTATTCTAGTTTCGACAGTTGTATTATGAGCTGCTTGTATGTCTATCAACGTTACGATTTACCCAGTGGTAAAATCCCAACTAAACAAGCGGCCGAAATGTTGAAGCAAAAAGTCAAAGAGGTCATCACTGGCATATACAACGAATATCCCGTGCTTGAATTCGAAACGATGATGATTGATCCTGCCTAACTGCTGCTGAAACTTGCGCTAGCGCAAGGAATTGTTAGAAAGTTCATCTTCTTACTCCAAAACACACGAAATAAGACACGTTTTTCTGCCCAGTTTTATAAATACATATGAAGCAAAGGGCTTCGGATGTCAGGAGATAAGAAGATGAACAGAATGAATGTGTTGAAGAGTGCAAAGATTAAGTCAGTGCTTGGTGATGTAGTGTGGTACGGCAGTGTGGTTGTAGTAGGTTGTATGCTGGCACACATTACGCCGCCATCCAACAACGCTGTGGCGTTAACTAGACCATTCACTCAAGGTGAAGTGATGCCGCGTAACACCACAGCACAGCAAGATATAGAAGAGATCAACAGCAAAGTGCAAATGCACAAATAATTTAGAAGAAGGCAAATCACCTTAAACGACTCAGGTTTAATTTGTTATAATATAGTATGCAGCAAGTTACTTGCTTAACTTGTTTGTGGTCAATGTTTTTCATTTTTTGTTTTGTATAAATTTCCATTAAAAGGGCCGGTAGAAATATCGGTCTTTTTAATGCATATCGGGCTGTTTTTCTTCCTGTTATATAAATACAAGACAACGATACAACACTAGGAGGTCATATGGAAAGTATGTTGGAAATGAGAAAGAAGGTAGGTCGCAAACCTAAGTTCACAAAAGAACAAGCGATGGAGATCATGGAGTTGAACTTAAAAGGATACACCATGGAAAGCATAGGCAAGCTACACAACACTGACTCAGGTGTAGTATGTCGGACAATCAAGAAACTCCGCTCGGGCGGATATGATAAATGATTACTGAAGTAGAAGTCACAAAAAGAGCCCAATGCTGGAAACATTGAGCTCTTTAAATACAAAACGATTTGGAACACCACATAACAAGGAAAGTAATATGGATACACTTATTTATAAATTTGGCGTTGAACTGCACGAAATGAACGCTCACTTAGACCTACAAGAAGCAACTTGGGATGACCTTGTTTCAATGTTGCAGAATGATATTCGATTTGTCCAAGACAAAAATCAAGTATCAGGCATCGTGGGTTGTGAAATGATGGATGCATATCGCAAGAACGACAACGTAATAGCCCGCGAGCTGTTCTATTTGGACGTTGATGGCGGCGCTACCATCGAACAAGTTGAAGCCGAAATGGCTGAGTATGAATACTTCATTTATGCCACTTATAGCCACACTGCGCAAAAGCACAAGTTCCGTTTGATTATGCCACTACAGCAGCCTGTACTGTTTGAAGACTGGCAAGCACGTAAGCCAGCATACGAAGCAGCATTCCCTTATGCGGACCCTGCAAGTTTCGTTTGCTCACAGTTCATGAAAGCGCCTGTGATGTCGCCAGTGAACCAACAAGACTTCTTTACCCGCCGCAACAACGGCAAGCTGTTTGATGCATATGCGTTCGCAGCCAAAGAAGCACCTAAGTTTGCGCTTGCGCCTGTTGTGCAAATCGACCCCACTGCCATCAACGATGTCGTACAGTGCGCTTTGCAGAACTGTCATGCACTGAACAGCCACAACATCCGTTGGAAATCTTGCCAAGCCATGAAGACGCTCGGGTTTGATGAAAACGTTGCTGTGTCAGTACTGCGCATGTCTGGCAGTAACCATGACGATTCGTACTGGCGCAAAGAGTTCCAGAAAGCTAAAGGGCAAGGCGGCGTACAAGCGTTCTACAAGCTCATCAGCTACAACACTAAGGCACAGGTGTCAGCGTTTGCGCTCGCAGCAGCACAGCGCCTAACAGCCAACAGCGTCAGCACACCTAAAACAGTGTCTCCGTTCTCCCAGGAGTTCTACTTAACCGAAGATCAGTACTTGGGTGATGTGCTTGGCCGTTGTGAGTTTGGCTATGTAAACCTACTCATCGCGGATTGTGGCGTTGGCAAGAACTACACTACTTCCCGCTTGCCGAAAGCATGGGTAGTGTCCCCTTTGCGTATCATCGTTCAGCAAAATGCCAACTCGGCAAACCAACAGGGCGATGAAGTGGAAGCGATGATCTCCAACGTTGAAGAGAACACCGCTAAAGCAAACCAAGAACGCGCACTGTGTACTTGGAACAAGCTACGCCACATTTACCAACAGCACACTGAAGGGGCCGACTTGAGCAACTTGAGCGACATTACGCTGTTCGTTGATGAAAGCCATGGGTTGTATCTCGACATCTACAAGCAAGACGTTATCAACGTCATTTATGACATCGTTGAGGCTAAGATTTTCCAGCGTGTGATCTTTATGTCCGGTACATCATCAGCTGATGATTATCATATTACTTTCGATAAGGTAATCCGCGTCCGTAAAGAGTCAGCGCCTAAGCTGACAACAAAAGTAATTACAAACGATGTGTATAGCCAAGTTGCTTACTCCGTAATGAACAGCACAGCAGATGGTATCGTTGTACTGTGGAACAACAAAAACCAAATCGACAAGCTAAACGCGCTAATCAACGGATCCAAAAACTTGCTTACTGTTACTGCTGACCTTGAAGTGAAGAACAGCCCAGATGTTCTCAAGCTGAAAGAAGAAGAAGTACTTGATGCAAAATACAACGGTGTCATTGGGACTTATAGCATCGTTGAAGGCATGAACATCAAGAACGAAGTAGACACAGTAGATGTGTTTGTTGTAGGTAACGAAACAGTAGAGCGTATCGAGCAAGTCAGTAACCGTTATCGCAAAGCCAAGACAGTACGTGTGTTTCATGTTGTGCCGAAAGGCGAACCGGATTTGGATTACTCTATTCTTGTGCGCAAAGATGTTGTTGCAGAAGCAAACAAGATCTCTAGCAACTTGAATATGCTACTGGACAGCATGACATCTACACCTGCTGCTCGCTTTACTTTAGCCAAAGGCCAAATGCACATCCTGCGCGATATAAAGGACGAGGCAAACAAGCACACACTTCTTCGCTTGCGTAATACCACCGCAGGATGTGAGTTCACTACGAACACAGTAGGTATCGACTGGTCAGTTTCAAACAGTAAAGCACGGTATGACAGTTATAACTTCCAGTCTTACAAAGATCGCTTGAGCAAACTAAATCATCATGTTCGCTTAGTATTCAGTAATATGGTGCCACTGAGCAAAGAAGAACAGGAGGCTATCGAAGCCGAGGCGGAAGCAAGCAAAGCACAGCGCCAAGCCGACGCACTGCAAAACGTTATCGACATCATCTTGCGCGATACAGTAGAAGATGCTTATAAGGAAATGCTTGAGAATAATGAAGAGACATTCGAGCGTGATTTGCTTGTCCAAGTAATGCGAGTGCAAAGCTATATCGCACCAGCTGATATCATCGATATGTTGAAGAACAACAAGTATAAGGAAGTGCTCGTTGATATCGAGCGAGTAAAACGCGACAACAAGATAGTGAATTATGTCAACTCAAACATTCAAGTCGGTGATAGTATCGATGCTGATACTAAGTGCAAACACGCAGAGGCTATTATGGCTATCTGGCGCACTGACAAGACTATACAAGCCGCTGACATCGATTTGGGCAAAGTGGCGAAATACGAGAGTGGATCTATTACCAAAGCATCAGCAAATTCCATCCTCAAACGCTATATCGTGATGACCGCAAGTGCTACCTCACGTAGCCAAGGCGCTGTTGTTCGCGCATCTGTTGTTGTCGCTACTACAACCTCAACATACAGGATCGCTAAACAAACAACTAAGGACGAACGCCAACTACAACAAGTTGTAGCGGTGAAGCAAGCAGTAACACCAGCTGGCTTGGAGCTGCTAGCTGCGCGGCGAGCTGCTGTCTAAGGCAAAAAGTGTAACGGGTTTTACTACTAAGTATAAGGATTAATGTTTACTTAGTTGTCAAACCCGTTACAAATTGCTTGTTATTTGCACAGCATCACCACTTACAACACACGTATTATGCCACAGCAAACACGAAATTATAAATATAAGACAGGGCAACAGGACGTTGCCCATAATAGACAAGGAACGTTTTATGACACTACAAGAAGCACTGCAACAACTAACACCTATGCAGCAGATAGCACTAGCTGATTTGAAAGCTGACTTTGATGCTATTGCTGGCACGGTGCAAATCGATGATATAAGCGAGTTAGTCAATGCCCGCACAGACGGCCCAATCCAACGTTTACAACGCCTCCGAACTATCAGAGGTAATGCATCAGTGCTTGAACGCTTGCAGTACGGCTTGAGCTATAAAGTGTTCAAAACAAAAGAACACGCGCAAGAGCAAATGAATGAATGGCTCATTGAGCTAGGCGACCAAGAGATTAACTTTATTACCTTTGACCTTATCCGCTTTGGAATCTTTTAATTACAAGCAAGCATTAACCCCATTAAAGCGCGTGTAACGCTGTCTCTCACTGTCTCCTGCATTCCTTTAGCAAAGCAATAGCAGTGCATAGCAAAACAACACACGCGCTTATACACGCATACAAGTAGGAGGCAAAATGATGTATATCACAGAGCGGCTATTGCCAGAGGCCGATAGAGGTTATTTGTACTTTGCAGACATTACTATAGACGGCGACACGTTTACTAAAGTCGGATACTCCCGCAATCCAAACAGGCGCTTTAAGACAGATGAATTTGATGATGTTGAAGCGCACTGTACTTTCAAGAACATCATTCCATTAATGGACTGGATGTATCAACAAGCAGACTTTACGCCACGCAATGAATACTGGGAGCTTGTTTTACATGATGTGATGCGCAAAGCAAACTTGCAGTACGAACCAATGCACGACTTTAGCGGCAAGACAGAATGTTACTTGCTGGATAGCACTGCTTATAAGGCTGCTATCGATTTCTTAGAAGAACAGCTTACTATGATGGCGCCGCCAAACGGTTGGTTCATTCCTTATAAATAATACAGTTACCAAATAGGAGAACAACATGTACGACACCCTTCCATCAAGTGAAGGGCGTATCTTTATTTCGGGATATTCACCAGACAACGTTATGCCAAAACAAGTCAACGTATCCCAAACAGGCAAAGTCTCAACTAGATGGACAGGTGTTCAACGTTGGGACTTTAAGCTAACCATCGAAGCATTTGGACATGAAGCTATTCGCGAACTTGAAGCGTTCTTCATGTCACATACCGATACGCCTTTCTATATTACCCTCCCACTATTCCAATCATCTGCTTTAAGCAACTCTGTTGTTTCAACCAAAGCACTAGCTAGAACAAACAAAATCCAAGTATCAGGCCATAGAGGCACTATACAAACAGGTGATGCTCTTACCTTCTTGAACCACACTAAACTATACCGCGCTTTAAACACTATTCGCTCCAATGGCGTACTTGAAGTATTCCCGCCATTACGTGCTGATGTGTCAGCAGGTGAAGCTGTTGTGCTGCGCGATGTTCAAATCCTTGTGCGCTGTACTGGTGATATCAAAACATCAATAGATGATGTTGATTGGGTAGCTACTTTTGAAGTTGAAGTAAAGGAGGCTTTCTAATGGGAATATTTGGATCTAAGAAGAAGCCTAAAGACTCAAACTATATCAACTTCAACAGCGCGTTAAACTCACCTTATGTAAAAACTCAAGTACAAGCAGCAATTGAGCGTGATTTAGGTATCAGGAGAGAACTGCAATATCCTGATATTTTTAGATATTGCGGCACCCCTCGACACTTGCTTGAAATTGAGTTCCCTTCTCTTACATTGCGATTATGCAATGACCCTCAAGGCGACATCTACGCCGACTCTAAACGCTTTATATCAGATGGTACGTTGCTTGCTTTTGATGATTCAGAAGAAACATCAGAGCTTATTCAACGTGGCATGACTGTAAAGCTAAGTGATTCCAGCGATACGCTTATCCAGCTATTCAACGAAGCCAAATACCTAAAAGTGCCGATTAGAGGCTACCACGCTTATATGGATGTTACTGGTCAAAAGCCAGATCCCAGCATTCCATTTTTTGTTGTGGAGTTTGAGCGCGGCTTTATCGATCAGCCTGAATTTACTTGGAACGCCGTTAAAGGAAAAGCTGAGTTTAAAATAACAACAACATCAATGCTTGAACGCTTGAATAACTCAACTGGCAATAGAACAGCTCATGCACTGCATCAGCTTTATCACCCAGGTGATAACTTCTTCAAGTTCAGCAATGCAACACAGGACAGTAAAAAGCAAATATGGAAGATGCTATGACAGAAACATCACAACTAACAAGATACCTCGATGCGTTATCGCAGCTCAAGGCAATGCAATTTGATCAATACAGAGCAACTGCTTTTATCATGGATGCAGTGTTTGGCACTAATGACTTAGAGCAACTGACTTACAAAACTCTAAAAGGCGCTAAAGGAAATTTAAAGAAAGCATTCGGTGTCAGCTCGTTGTATGAATACGTTGAGAGCAAGCATCTGCCGCGCATAGAGCCAGAGTTAGCTGCTATGGGTGACTTTGTATTAGTGCTAGACGAACACGATGATATCGCGTTCTGTGCAGGCAAAAACTGGATGTATTTCGATGATGCGGATTTGCTACAGCATGACCGTTTCTCAGTACGAGATTATGAAGTAGAAATGTTGGCTTATAGGCTAACTGAATAACAATAAAACTACTCCAACCAATAAAAATAATAAGGAGATACAATGACTGGTTTTGAAATATTTGCCGTGATCATGATGTGTGCATCAGTTGCAATGTCAGTTGTTGCATTGGCACAAGCAGGTAAAGGCATGGACATGGATGATGTCGGTGCTGATATTCCAGACGCTGGCGCAAACAAGAGCTTAGATTTTGTTTACGGTCGCTCACGTGTCCAGTGTAATAAGGTATTTGAAAAAGTAGGTAAAGCAGCAGGCGGTGCATGGTGGAAATCAGGTGCTAATGTAATCGGCACTAATTACGTCCAACCTGTACAGAACGATGTCAAAGAAGGCGATTGGCTTACTCTGGTACTAGTGGCTGGCCAAGGCCCATTTAACTCGCTCAAGCAGATCTATATCAACGGCAGCCCTGCTTTAACAGACGCGTGGCAATCCAACGCAAGCGGCCTTAAAGACGCTGCTAGCGGCACGATCGGCAAGGACTACATCGATCAGCGATTCCGCGATCACGTACAGATTCAGTTCAACATGGGGCAAACGCCATTCTTTTATAAAATGGTAAATGACTTGCACCCAGAATGGGATCAAACCTGTGTAGGTGAAGGCATTGCCTCTATCGCTCTGCGCATTCTGCGCGACCCATATAAGGGTGATATCCAAGGCACACCACAAGTTGAAGTAGAGGTAGAAGGCCGCTTAGTGCGTGATATTCGCTTTGAGAACCCTGCACTAGCTTATCGCAGCACAGCAGGTGTACCTGGCACTAACCCTGCTTTGTGTTTTTATGATTACCTTACCTCTCCATTCGGTGCTAACTTTGATGCTGCGGATATCGATGAATATAGTTTCATTCAAGAAGCTAACCGCTTAGATAAAGCCAAGCAATATATTAATGGCGTTGTTGACCAGAAGCAGACAGTTAAAACAAACGTCGATGCAATAAAAAGTGATTTCTTCTTTACACTAGTCAAGCCTGCCAATAAATGGAAACTTATTTCATGGGCACCTGATGCTATCCAAGAATCATTTACAGAAGATGATATGTTGGATGATGATTTGAACTATAAATGGTCTTCATCTAAAGCGACTTTCAACCGCCTCGAAGTCGAATATGCAGATGCTAAAAAGAACTATCAGCGTGACGTACTTGTTTATCCTACCCTGTCAAATGATGAACTAATAGCGCGTGATGGTAATATCACCTCAAAGAAAGTTAAAGTTACATTCTGCACATCTAAAGAGCAAATTGATGATGTTGCATCTATCTATTACGAAACTATGCGTAAAGTTGGCGTGCTCACTTTCGTGGGTAATGAGAAGGCTTATAACTGCGAAGTGGGCGATATAGTTGAAGTAAGTCACTCAAAGTATCAGTTTAATAAAAAACTATTCAGAGTGATGAAGAAGAAGCCTAGCACTAGTACTGAAAAAACAGCAATTGCACAACTTACACTCACTGAACACAGCGCAGCAGCTTTCGATAAAAAGCATGTATCTAATCAAGGCACTGACTATGTAGAGCAACCAAGAGTTATTCCTGCGCCGCATAACGTCAGATTTGAAGTCGCTAAAGTAGGCGATACATATACTGGTTTGCTTGCGTGGGATCGTGTGCAGTGCTTCGATTTCTTGGAGTACGTTGTCGAATACAAACTATCAAGTCAGCCAGAAACAGAATGGCAGCACTTCAACAGAACCCAAAATAGCGAGCTTTATATTACTAATTTGCATGGTGCAATGTATGATTTCCGTGTGTTCACTCGTACTAAATTCATGCAGCATTCTACTTTTGCATTTCTTTATAAAGTCGATGTAAATGACGATACCATTTTACCTAAAGTAACTGGCTTGAAACTGGTCACTACCAACAAGGACATGACAGTAACTGACTCCAAAGACTTCACTGTAGTTTGGGACAGTATGGATGATGAACCTGTAAAAACTGACTTGCAGATGTTGCCTAATGCAACAGGACACCAGACTGTAAAAACAGTAAAGCGTGGTTATGAGGTAGAAATATCCCACGGTGCAAACGGCGAGTATAAAGAAACTGTTGTTACCTTAGAGCCTAAATTCACTTATACCTTTGAGCAAAACGCAAAGAATGGCTTGAATCGCTATGCGCAATTTAAAGTCCGCATCCTGTCAAAAGGCGGGGCTAAGTCACATGAACCTGCTGTGCTGAAAGCCAAGAATGAGCAATGTAAAGCCCCTACTGGTCTTGAAGTAAAAGGATCGGTATACGGTATTACAGCTGAATGGATACCATGCGCAGAGTTTGATTATCAAGGTACTCGAATTTACGTAAATGCTAATAAAGGGTTTGTCCCCACTGATGCAGACCTAATCTGTGATGAACCGTGTAGCTATTTCCACAAAGCGGATATCAAACGCCAAGTATGGTATGTGCATGTTGCCCATTACGATGTGTTTGGTGTTGATGAGTTGCAATTCAGCCCTGAAATTAGAATTTCACCAAGTAACGTTGTTGATGAAATGTCCTCGATGAAAGAGGGTATCGCTAAAGAACTAGCTGATGCTATTTCAGGATCTAACACAGCAACTGATACTAAAGTACAAGCCGCAAAGAAAGAACTAAAAGATGCGTTAGCAGCAACGGATACTAAGTTTGAGACTGAACTAAACGATGAGATTAAAGAGCGTGGCGCTGCTGTTAAGACAGTACAGAACACTGTCGCTGCCTTAGATACTCGTGTAAGCAATGACATCAAACAGCTCAAGACAGTAACAGCGGATAACACAGCTGATATCAAAGAAACAAACAACACGCTCACAACTAAAGACAAAGCGTATACTGAACGTTTTGTTAAGTTGGAATCTTCAACTAAAGATAACGCAGCGAAGATTGAAGAAGTTAATAACACACTGACTGAAGCAACTAACGCGCAAGTCGAAAGTACAAAGAGACTTGAAACTTCAATCAATGGTGTAAGTGGCGTTGTCCAAACGCAAGCAAAAACAATCGCGCAAATGGATGGTGATATTACAAATATCCAATCTCAATATACCATTTCTTTGCAGGCAGGTAATAAATTTGCTGGTATGAGCTTAATCGGTAAGAGTGGCACAGTAACAACTACCTCTTTAGCATTCGCAGCGGATCAAATGTTGTTCTGGGATCCAGAGGCTAAAAATAACAAGCCGTTCATGGAATACCGAGGCGGCAAGTTGAGAATGGTCAACGCCTATGTTGATGATATCGGAGCAGGCCAAATATCAGCTGGTGCAATTGGTGCGGATCATATTCGCGGCGAGAGCATAGAAGCAAAGCATATCAAAACTGGTTCTATTACAACTGACAAGCTAAAAGCTGAAAATGCGTGGATTACTAACGCAATGATCGGTGATGTTATTCAGTCGCATAATTTCAGTTTACCGCAAGCAAACATGCCGCCTAAAAGCGGTTGGCGAATCGATAAAGGCGGCAACGTCTACATAGCTAACTTGTACGGATCCGGCATCTTGCAAGGGGCAGTCTTAAAGAGTTGCTTGATCGAAACGGGTAACGTGATCATCCAAGAGGGCCTTAATAACGTTCTTACTGTTACTGATGCTGATGGATGGGGCGGTAAGCGTTATTTGTGCCGCGAAGCAGCAGGTTTAAATGGTGCCTTGTCAGCACCAACTAATGGCAGCATTGCACAAACTGAATTTTGTGGTGTTGTTCCTTATAACTACGATGCGGCAGGTGTTGAAAACATAAATGGTGAAACTGTTGTGCGTAATTACGAGCGTACCAAGAGAGCTAATGTCCAGCCGGATATTAACTTGAAAGTACAAGTGATCCAAGCATCAAACACCAATGCGTATAACTTCAACTTGCAACTAATCGATGCAAACGGCAATCAAATTACAAGCGTACCGTTTACGCTCAATTTTGATTGGACATATATGCAAACAAGAGGAACTATTTCTAGCACAGGTAGACCGCTTGAGATTCGATTCAGTGCAAATGGATATAACGGCGTTGCTAGTTTAACGTGGGCTAACCCAAGTTGGGAACAGTGCTCAGGTTCAAACGCAGGCGATCACCAGCAGACATGTAACACTTATAGCGCGGTGATGCTGACTTCTATTAGCGTACAGCTTACCAAAGCAGGCGCACCACAATTACCTTACAGCGGCAATTACTCAGGTTGTTTCTTACGTTGCACATGTACCACCGATAAAGTAGGCGCTACATGGTCATTCCCTGATAATCCAAGAGAAAAACCGCCTAAGCATATTATTACTCAGCTAGCAATGAGTGATAGCAACGTTAGATACTAAACAAGGAGAGTTTATGTTTCACGTATCTGATTTTTCAAAGGAGGCACCATTTTATATCAGCGAATACGATTATGTATTCGCTGGTGTTACAGGGCACCGGACAATCAATATAATCTCATATGATGTTGATGCTGCTGTCGTTTTATATAAGCGAATGCAGAAAGCAAATAAAACAAAATCTGATTTGTACAAAGTAAGTATCAACGCAAATGATGAAACGCAAATGGCTATTATCATCGGCGCTTATGATACAAGCACAGTAAAAGCCAATTATGTTTTTAGTATGACACCACAAGAAGCAAGAGGTGTTATACCGCCTATCGTCAATTTGCTAGAAACAAACTGGCTTATGTTGAAACACATAACAGACAGTCTAGCGGCTGCTGGTTTCCTCAACCAAGAAGGACAGGCGCTAAAAGAGCAACGCGATATTTGGCGTCAGCAAATTGATGGCTATGGCACAGATAAAGAAACATCACATGAAGTAACAATGATTGAAACTGATGATGTAACTATCAAGCCTATTCTTGATTTGGACGTACTAAACAAGCTGGTATAAAAAGGGAGCCTCGCGCTCCCTTAAATACAATAACAATAAGATCCTAGAAGGACACAATATGATTAGAGTACAAAAAACCTCACAAGGTTTCGATGTTTATATGGACACTGGCGATGATGGCCGTGTGCGTATTTGGTACGATGAAGTATCCACGAATATCGAAACAGGCGATGAAACAATAACACAGCCAGACTTAACTAATATTACAATCACAGGCAAAGCTAGAACCGCATATAACGTAGATGCTGACTCCTTTAGTTTGCCAGTCTCCAAAGGCGACCAAAAGAAAGAACGTGGCGCATTTTATATTACCCTCTCACATACCCTCACCGCTCAATTCAGAGCAGACAATCGCCCCCGCAAATTCCAATTCGACTTGCAAACAGTAGATGCTAATGGATGGACTAATACATTCTGCAAAGGATCTATTAACTTCGACCAAGACAATACGCCTTAATGCTTTTGCGCTTCCAAAAATAATAATAAGAAAGGAAATATAATGATTAAAAGAACTATTTCACTTCGTGTAGAAGTGGTTAATGGCGATGGCTATATCATCGATGGAGTTGAAGTAGATAGCATCGCCGTACCAATGAGTACAGCTAAGCATCTGGAGCACTTGGAAGACGTTGGAAGCTACATCGACAACAAAGGTAAATTCCTGGGTGTTAATGCCGCCGGTACAGCACCTGAGTTTGTTGACTTGCGTGGTGAATCTAAAGCTCTAGAACAGCGTCTAACGCAACGTGATAATGCCCTTGATACTGCTATCAAAGCAAACGCCAAAGCCAGCACAGACGCAGACACAGCGTTTAAAGCAGCGTTGGACGCAGAGGTAAAACAAACTGATGCAGACATTGCCGATGTAAGAGCTAAAGCACAAGCCGAAGTCGATGCTCGCGTAGCGTTAGGCGACCAAATCAATGACAAAGTTGATGCACTACAGAAGCAAAAAGACAGCGAAGTGACTGCGCTTAAAAAGGCAGATACAGATGAAGCTAATACTCGCAAAAATGCCATTGATGCACTAACCAAAACAGTCCAAGCAAACAAATTGCAGTCCGATAAGGAGATGAAGACTGTTCAAGATCAGTTTGTTGTGCTGAACCAGTCCATTACAGATACTGGCTCAAATATGTTTGATGCCGTGACTAATCTTGAGAATAAACTTACCGCTGTTGATACTAAGTTAATCCAAACTAACGACTCGCAAGATAAGCGACTGACTAATATTGAAACCAACTTCGCCACAAAGACGTTTGTTTTAGACGAAATCAAGAAAATCAATATCACCGATGTTAAAGTTGTCGCGTCCAGAAAAGCCTTGCCTGCTGCTGGTACAGCGTATGGTGATTTCTACTTCCTCACCGATACAAAAGAGTGGGTTACATCAGATAGCAAGACTTGGTATGACGTTACATCAGTTGTGCCTGATGCTGTACAAAAGCAGTTTGATGATATTCAAGCTCGCATCACTGCCGAAGTTAATACCCTCTTGCCAACTATCAAGCCAGCATATGAATGGCTGAAACTAGGTGGTTATAAGGGTACTGAGTTACAGTTAAGCACTAGCTTGAATGAAATCATCGGCTTCAATAACAGTATCCAGCTGACCAATAAAGGCGGCGAAGTATTTGGTTATCTTGTACATAAGCAATCTGTTTATAACGATCCCAATCAACTTGTAAACAAGAAATACGTTGATGATAAATGCGCTGCTGAACGTACTTTCTCAACTGCTGTAGATAATAAGAACCTAAGCAAAGCAGGCGATACAATGACTGGTGCGTTTACTGCTGCGCCTATCAAGAACAGTATCCTTGTAAACAATCAAGGTAGTATCTCACTCCAAGATGGAGTTAATACTCGTTTCCATATCACTACCGAAGGTAATAACTTCAAGTTGAAGCAAGGCAATAACGGCGAGAACGATGTGCTTGTTGTTGATTCTAATGGTACTTGCTCCGCACGTGACTATCTCCAAAATACCCCGCAAACAAACCTGCCAAATGCATCAACTCGTAAAGACTACGTAGATGCTCAAATCAAAGCAGTTGATGATAAGAACTTCACTTATTACAAAGCTGCTCTTACTGCTCAAGTAAACCTGAATACTTTAGGTGCTATGTCCGCGGCAGGTGTCTATTATAACCCAGCGAACGCAACAGCAACCGCCGCGAATAATTACCCAGCTACCGAAGCAGGCAATCTGTTTATTACTCCATCAGCTTATGGCTGTTCACAGGAATACACTACTTTCAACAGTGGTCGTAAATTTGTGCGTGGCTTGTCAGCAACATGGAACGGCAAAGATGGCCCGTGGAATGAATGGAAAGAAGTTTGGTCAGATAAATCAGGTGTCGATAGTACTTGGCTGAAAGACGATAACAAGCTCTTTAAATTCCGTGGCACTTGCGTTGCTCAAGCAAGCGTCAATGCTTGTACGCTGCCGGGGCATTACCAAGTCGATACCAAAGCAGTAGACACGCCAGAAGCTGGCTATGGCCATATGACCGTTAGTTCAAGCGGTGATAACCCTTCAAGTGGCGTATGGATTCAACAAACCCTGTATGCACACACTGGCAAGGTGTGGACACGCCGCAATGTTAACGGCACATGGAACCCTTGGGCTCGCATTTATACCACTGCTGATCTGCCTACCGCTGACGACATCGGCGCACTTGCTGTTACTGGTGGCGAAGTTGGTAACTTGAACATCAAGGGCAAGCTGACTATCAACGGCGTAATAGCTGGCGAGAAAGGCGATACAGGGCCACAAGGGCCAAAAGGTGCAACTGGTGCCAACGGCGCTATCGGGCCAAAAGGTGATATAGGCGCAACAGGCCCAATGGGACCGAAGGGCGATCAAGGTATCCAAGGGCCTAAAGGAGATAAAGGCGACAAGGGTGATACTGGCGCAACTGGTGCCAAAGGTGAAGATGGAGCTAAGAACGCATTGCCGCTCACTGGTGGTACTGTAACTGGAATTATTAATGCCCCTGCTGGTATTAACTTGTCAGGTAATGGCAGCTTGATTTCACCAGATGGTAAAAGCTCAATTATTTTAAACAAAGCTGCTTCTATTCGTTATTGTCAAGATGATGGCAAGAATACTTGGTTCCATACTTATGCAGCTGATGGCTGTTTCAATATCGCATCAGGCAATGACACAGCACAAACTGTACTGTTCAAAACTGACAGTGGTGTAAACAGTTGGTTTACTGGCTCTGTTCAAATGACTGCAAAGGTAGGTAATAACTCAGTGTTTGAATGGCACTGCCCAGGTAAGCATGGACGCATTCAATGGCTCGATGTTGCTACTGGACTTTTACATACTTCCGTATCAAATGGATCATTTACTGAAACCCAGCGTATTACTAGCTTAGGCTCTAATTATCAGTTAATGAATGGCGCAGCATGGGCATCTAGTAATAATCACAGTTATGTTGAACAGTACGGCGCGTGGGCACCATATAGCGTTGATTTTGGCGCTGTTGCTGGCGGTTCTGACTATTACCAAATAGTCAAAGGTCGTTCAGCTGCTAGCGGCTTTGGATACACTACTGATGCAGAGTTCGGCATGTTGCGGAGTGGTGGCGGTGCATGGGGTCGGGCAGTTATTCGTGTAGGCTCAGCAGAAGCAGGCACGAAAGGTACTCAAGCAGCTTATACATTTGAAGTTGACGGGACTTTCACTGCACCAACTGTTGAGGCAACTAAAGTTGCTGTTGGCTCTAGTGGCATTTCTACATTGGGTAATATCAACATCAACAACAATAGCCCAACTATCGTGATGCAAGATACTGATCACATGGGGGCAGTGCTGCACAATAACAGCAACGTTTTCTATGTGCTTCGTACTCCATCAGCCAACAACGGTTCATATGACGGTGGCCCTAACGGTCGTCACCCAATGACACTAAACCTTGCAAACGGCGATGTCGTGTTCTCTGGCAACATCGGCTCTTACTCCGACCAACGCTTAAAGAAAGACGTTAAACCGCTGGAGAACGCTTTAGAGAGCGTTATGCAGCTACGTCCGGTCTTGTACAAGCGTATCGGCACAGACACTGATCGCGTAGAGTGCGGCTTCATCGCGCAAGAGCTTGAGGCTGTCATTCCTGAAGTAGTGCAAACGCAAGCTGACGAGATGCAAACCAAGACTGTCGATTACGCAAAGTTGGTTGCTTATATGGCTGGTGCAATCCAAGACCTGCAAACACAGATCAACGAACTGAAAGGGAGGGCCTAATTATGGCCCTACCATCATCAGGTCAAATTTTAATGTCGCAAATAGCCGCTGAACTTGGGATTAGCGCAACAGGGCTTACACTGAATGATCCTAGAGTTAGGCAGTTAGCAGGTAAGCCAAGCGGCCCTGTTTGGTTTAGTGACTTCTGGGGTAAAGCTAATGCTTATACTGGAACTATTTCTATAGGTAATAGTGGCACAACATCCGGTGTATATCGTCCAAATGCTACTAGTGGGTGGGTATATGGTTCATTTAGTAACCCAACATGTTATGGCGCTTCAATTATATGGATGACTTGGGAGGTTGATAGATACGGCGGTGCGGGCACTGGAGATATTAAGTTCAGTAGTGCAATTGGTAACGTGCTGCAAATCACACTAAATGGTAAGTCGTGGAACACTGCTTCGCATAACGGGAGTGGAATTTATACTTACCCAGCTGATTGTAGTCAGTACTTAGAAGACACTCCTTCACCAGTTAATATAATGATTAAAAAAATATCATGAAAAAAGGGCCATCTGGCCCTTTTTTTGTAATATGTGCGACAAGGTTACTTTAGCCCTTCATACTTTTCTAAAGTAATATTGATTCCTTTAAGGTACTCAGCTTCCCCTTTGATGAATTTCAGATCCATACCTGGGGCAATGGTATGTTTAACTACCCAGCCACCAATGAAATTGAACTCAACTGTAACAGGGGTCGGGATCCCTCCAAAACTAATCGTCAGCTCTTTACCAACAGCCGCGTTGTTGATCATGTCGGCTACGGCATTTTCCGTTTCATGCTCTCTCACGTATTTCCCTCAACTATTGAGCTAGATAACCGACTCACTTCTTGAACTTTTCAGCAAACGCGATGCGGTCTTTAGTTTCGAAGCCTTTAGCTTTCATCACTGCGGCGAGTTCAGTTGGGATTTTGCCTGCCATTTTTACAGTGTGCTCTTTGCCGTCCACTACGACCACAACGGGCGGCTGAACGTTGCGAGTAGCTTTCTCTTTGGCTGCTTTAGGTGCTTTGGGGGCGCTGGTGTCTACAGTGCCTGCGATACGTGCAAGGACATCATCACGCAGTTCAGCAGGGATGTTAGCCAGTGCTTCTTCAACTGCTTTGTCCAGTTTAGCTTGGCGATCCTGTTCGGCTTTGATATCAGCGTCAAGCTCGGCTTGTACTTCGTTGAACTTTTCAACAACTGATTTAAATGTTTCGTAGCCAAGTTCACGAGCAAGCACACGGATAGTACGGATGTTGGTGATAGCTTTGATAACTTCGGACAT